TACCGATGAGCAGCACGAACAGAGGACGCGGACGGAACACGCTCGACCAGTACGAGACGCCGTGGGAGGCGGTCGCGCCGCTGCTCCCGCACCTCCCCCGCTCGCGCTTCGTGCTCGACCCGTGCTGCGGCACCGGGGCGATGGTGGTGCGCGCTGCGCAGGCGCTCGGCGCGCTCCCGCTCGGCATCGAGGTGGACGGGACGCGACCGTTCGTGGACGGCATGACGACGGTGCAGGTGGCGGACGCGCTCACGGTGTCGTGGGCGCATGGGATTACCAGCGCACCATGCGACCTCATCCTGACGAACCCGCCGTACGTGCTCGCGGCCGAGTTCGTGCTGCGCGGCATCCGTGAGGCGGCGCGCGGCACGACGGTGGCCATGCTGCTCCGGCTCGCGTTCCTGGCGTCGCAGGCGCGGCACGCGCTGCACGCGCAGCACCCGGCTGACGTGTTCGTGTTGAGCAAGCGCCCGAGCTTCCTGGCGAGCGGCGCGAGCGACAGCGCCGACTACGCCTGGTTCGTGTGGGGACCGGGGCGTGGTGGGCGCTGGCGAGTGCTCGCGCCCCCCGCGGCTCCCCCGGCTCCCTCCGCCCCGCTGCGGCTCCCCGGCGTGTGACGGGGCGGGGGGAGGCTCAGAACTCGTGTTCTGACCGGCCCCGAATCAGCGGGATTCGTGGGGGTTGCGAGAAATCGTCCGGGGGCTCGGTCGATTTGCTTGCCGGGGGGCCGAGCATGGCCCATAGTTCTTTCACCGGGACAAACCCGGTCAACGAAAGGCAGAACGAAAATGATCCTCAACGGCAACACGACGGCAGCGGGCGAGCGGGACGATGCGGCGAAGGCGGTGTCGCTGTGAGCGCCGCGCCTTGCCTCTCGGACTACGACCGGCTGATGTTGGAGCGCGACGTGGCCGGGATGCGCCCCGAGTCGCGCGCCGCGATGCTGGAGGGCTTCGCCGCGCTGCTTCCAGGCGAGTCGCGCACGGTCGGCAAGCGGGCGTTCACGCGGCAGGCGGACGGCTCGCTCGCCACGATGGTCTGGTTCGGACGGCTCGGGTACTCGGTCACGCTCTCGCCCACGCAGGCGGTCGCGCTGTGCTGGAACTTCGCCCACTTCACCGGGCGCTCGGTCGCTCGCGGCGCGCGCCACGTCTCGCTCGTCCGGGGCAGCAAGTGAGGCGGGCGAGCGGGACGATGCGGCGCTACGCGGCGAAGGCGGTGTCGCTGTGAGCGGCGAGTGGGCGGTGATGGCGCGGCGCTACCCCGGCGTGGAAGCGGTCTGGTGCCGCGGCACCGATGGCGACCCGCTGCGGTTCGCGACGGAGGCGGAGGCTCGCGCGACTGCGGAGAAGTACCGCAACGAGATGCGCAACCTCCCCGGCGGGGCGCACTACTTCGCGGTGGCGCTGTGAGCGCCACGAGCGACCGCGCGGCGCGAGCGAAGGCGCGGCACCTCGCGGAGTGGCGGCGACGGCAGGCGCAGATCGTGGGGGATGCGGCGCGTGCGCAGGAACGACTCGGGGCGGTGGCCGCGGAAGATCTGGCGTGCGGGCTCCGCGCGCTCTGCGGGGTGGCGTCGTGACCTCCCGCTGGCGTGGCGAGTGGTACGAGGGGCAGAGCGCGGAGTTCACCGGACGCTCGGGCAACGTCGTGAGCGGGCTGCTCACCGACTTCTTGGGCAAGCACTGGACGCTTCGCACGACGGACGGCAAGACGTGGCGCGTGCCAGCGCGCCTGCTCCGCGCGTCCGCGGTCGTGCTCGACTCGCGCGCCAAGGTCGCGCTCGTGGCGGCGGAGCAGGCGCGCAAGGACGTGTGCGCCTCCAAGCGCGACGCGGCGACGGAGGAAGCGCACGCGACGCTCGCGCCCCGAGCCGCGGAGTTCCGGCGCGGCATGACGGTGGACGTGGTGCACCGCGGGCGGTGGGGCTGGACCGCGACGGTGGTGAAGGTCGATGGCGGCAAGGTCACGGTCACGAACCCCACGCGCGACCTGTTCGACCGCGCGGAGGCGTTCGGACTCGACGCTCACCGCGGGAGGCGCACGACCGCCACCGTCACGCTCTGGGCGAACCGGGTGCGGCTCCCCGGCTCCCCCCGAGACGACCTGTTCACGCTGTTCGGGTTCTAGCTTGGGCTCCCCGGCTCCCCCCGCTGGCCACGGGGGGCTCTCCGGGGGGCGCAACGAATCGAGCCTAATTAGGCTGAAACTCGTTTGGACGGGGTAGACGGTGGTAGGCCCATCCGGCGCGACGGACGCCGCTACGGGGCTGCTAGGGGCCGTAGTGGGGCTCCCCCCGCTCTGCCCCCGAGAACGCCCCGCTGGCCCGCCCCGCCCGCTCGGGCTCGTAGTCGCGGAAGTAACTGATAGGGCTCCGCCCGCTCCGCCCGCTCCGCCCGCTCGGGCTCGTAGTCGCGGAAGTAACTGATAGGGGCTGCTGGTGGCGGGCTCCCCGAGCGCCCCGGTGCAGTTTTCCGCCCACGGATTCCCAGGGAACTCGAACTATCTGCGGCCCCCCCGCAAATCGCCATTGCGAAGGGGGCCGACCTTGGGCCATAGTCTCACTTGTCAGGACGCTCTGACCAACGAACCAAGGAACCAAGCAGATGACCTCCACCGCCTCCGCCTACAACGCCTCCCGCGACCTCGCCACTGCCACCTTCATCGAGAACACGACTTTCGGCGTTGAGGTCGAGACGCACGGGCTCGGTGACGACCGCGCGGTGAAGGCGATTCAGAGCGTCATTGGCGGCGTCACCGGCCACCACAGCCGCGGGATGCAGGTCACGGCACCGGACGGTCGGGTGTGGGTTGCGATGCACGACGGCAGCATCCAGGGGAGCTACGGCAGCGAGGTCGTGACGCCCATCCTCAAGGGCGCGGCGGACCTTGAGACGCTGCAGCAGGTTGTTCGGGCGCTCCGCGCCGCGGGCGGCAAGTCGGACGCGGCGCATCAGTGCGGCGTCCACGTCCACGTCGGAACGCAAGGGCTCGACGCGGCGGCAATCGGTCGGGTGGTCAAGACGGTCGCGAAGTACGACGGCTTCATCCGCAAGGCTGCTGGGGTGAGCGCGGAGCGGGCACGCTGGTGCGCGCCGCTCACGACCCCCACGTGGGCCAACGGCCACGTCGCGAACATTCCGGCGCTTGGCCGTGCGCGGACGATGGACCAGCTTGCGCGCGCCTGGTACGGCACGGCGAACGAGGCGGGCGCGGCGTACTCGGACCACTACCAGGGGAGCCGGTACCACGGTCTGAACCTGCACTCGGTGTTCTACCGGAACCGCGGCACGGTTGAGTTCCGGTACTTCGACGGGACGATGCACGCGGGCAAGATCAAGAGCTACGTGCACCTCTGCTTGGCCATCGTGGCGAAGGCGGCGAGCACGAAGGCAGCGAGCGCGACTCCCGCGGTGTGCGAGACGGCGCAGCAGGCGAGCAACCTGCTCATCGGGCTCCACCTCAAGGGCGACGCCTTCAAGACCGCTCGCCACCACCTCACCGCGGCATGGAACCCCGAGCGCGTGGCCACGAGTGAGGCTGCGTGAGCCTCCGGGGCTCCGGCCCGAGCGGGACGGATGGCGAGCCTCACCCGCTCGCCATCTGGCGTTTCGACGGTGACCACAGGCGCATCATCGGGCGCACGAGCGCGGAGGTCGTGACGGTGTTGCGGCTGCGGTGCCAGGTCGGGTTTCCGCCGGAGATGGCAGCGGGACCGCTCGGACCGTTCTGCGCGCTGTTCGCGGAGCGGAGTGGGGCGGCGGAGGTGGACGCGGCGCTGCCGGACGAGGAAGCGGCGGAGGCGTTGCTGGTGGCGCTCGCGGAGGTCGGGCAAGCGGCACGAGTGCGCCCTGGCAGCCTGCGGCTCGTGGGCGGGTGAGAACGCGAGTTTTCACCGCTCGGTGAGCGGAGGCGTGGGGACGCGGGAGAGCAGCAGCGTTGAGGCGCGGAGGCGTTGAAGCGCGGGAGAGCAGTGGCGTTGAGGCGCGGGAGAGCAGCAGCGTTAAAGGCTCGGGAGAGCAGCACGCAGCGCCGACCGCGCGCCCCGCGCGCACGAGATCCGGGGCTCCGCCAGCGGCGTCGCAGAGCGCGAGCGCGCGGGAGATCTGGGGTGGAGGCGTGCGGCTCCGCGAGGCGTCACCGCGTCCCCTGGCAGGCTGACTGCGGGCTCCGCGCCGCAAGGGCGACCCGTCACCCGCTCGCGTGCTCGGGGCGCTCTGCGGGGCGCGGGCGGCACTCGCCTGGCACGAGTGTCGCGAGGGCTCGCGCCGCCCCGGCTGCAAGCGCGCCTCTGGCCACCGCCCGCTTCCCCGGCGATCCCCCGCACCACTCGTGCTCCGCCCCGCTCCGCCCCCTGGCAGCCTGCCTGCGGGCTCGCGCCTCGCGCCCCCAAGCCACCGCCCGCTCGCGTGCTCGGGCCGCTCTGCAGGGCGCAGAGCGGCGGGGGGCGGGGGGCTCCCCAGGGGGCCACCCTTGCGAGCCGGGGGGTGGGGGGGTCCGGGGAGGTCGCCGGGGGGTCCGGCGACGGGGTACCCCATGCCTCAGTGTGCACAGAATCCCGGCACACCGCCCCCCTATTCAAAAAAAACTGCGCGCGCGCCCGCCCCACGTTTCGCCATCGATTCACCACCGCGACGCGAACCGCCCAGGGATTCATGGGGCATCATCACTCTTGCGCTCTGGCCCTTGCATGGCCCATAGTCTCGGTGTGGCTCAGTGCCACCAACGAAAGGCAGAACGAAGATGGCAACCGGAACCGATACGACGGCAGCGGCGATGAAGGTGGCGGACGATGCGGCGCGGGCGGCGAATCGCGCGTTTGGTGCCACGCTCCCGCAGAAGGAGTGCCCGCGGTGCGGTGGCGAGGGGTACGGGTACTTCATGGGCGGCTCCCGCGCGCCTGGTACGTGCTTCCGCTGCTCGGGTAGCGGCAAGGTCTTCCGCACCCGCGACGCGGCAGCGGCAGCGCGGCGGCACGGTGCGGAGGTGGAGTTGGTGCGGCTGCGCGCGTGTTACGCGGCGGTGCGGACCCAGTTGCGGGCGGAGGAGGCGCGGCTGGCGGAGCTTGATGCGGACGACGACGGGGTGCCGTTCTGCCGGTGGATGGACGTTCACGACATCGCCGTGTTGCGGGACCGGCTGGCGGCATACCGGGCGGCGGGGGAAGCGGCAGCGCGGGACGTGCAGGCGGTGGCGCTGTGAGCCGCTTCGCCGTCCGGGCGGCGCTGGCGAGCGGCATCGGGCCGCGCGCCATCGTCAGCCGACACGACACGGCGGCGGAGGCTGCTCTCGCGGCAGTCGAGCTTCGCGTCACGCTCGGGGCGGGGTGGAACGTCTGGGCAGTCGAGGTGGCGCTGTGAGCGCGCACGCGCTGGACGCGCTGCTCGGGGGTGCGTCGTGAACGTCACGCACTTCGTGTCGTTCGCGGACGGCTCCGGCGCGGAGATGCTCGCGGAGGTCAACGGCTTCCGCTTCCAGGCAACCTTCGTTGCCGGACGGGTCGCGGTGCGCCCCCTCTCCAACGTCAACTTCCTGACTCGCACCTGGGGCTTCCTCGCGGCGCTCAAGTCGGTGGAGGTCGAGATGGCCGTGCGCATCGCGGCGCTCGGGTCGGCGTGGCTCGCTGCTCACCGCACGATGTACGGGGTGGCGTCGTGAACCGCGTCATGCCGAAGGGCTGCGAGTACCCGCTGCGGCTCGGGGACGGCGTGGCGGCACCGGGCGAGGACTGCTCCGGCGTCGTGCTCTCGCTGCACGGCGCGACCGCGCTCATCCTGTGGGAGAGCGGGGAGGTGCTGACCTATCTGGCGGAGGACGTGGTGCCGCTGGCGGGCGCTCGGGCGGGGACCAGCAACGCGCGCGGGCTCGCGCTGCGGTGCCTCTCGGTGCTGGCGACGCTGGTGGACGACGAGCAAGAGCGCGCGGGGAGGCGGTCGTGAGCACCGTCGAGCTTGACCGCGGCGCGCAAGCGCACGCGCTCCGGCAGGCGCGCGGGTGCTACCAGCGCGCCATCCTGCGGGGCGAGCAGCGCATCTCGGGCAGCGACCTTCGCGGGGAGGCGCGGCGGTGGAGCGGGCGGTACGCCGCGAGCGTGGCGAACCTGCTGGCGCGATGCGCGGCGGCGGGAGTCGTCTGCGGTGAGCAGCGCGGGCACGGTGGCCTGCGCGTGCTGACCCTGGCGTTCGCGGAGCCGGTGGCCATCGACGCCACCGCGAGCCTTGCCGCGGGCGTGCTGACGTGCGCGACGGACGATGACGCCGCGCGCTTCCTGGCGGACCTCGCGCCGCGCCTCGCGGTGTACGGTGGGGCGCTGACTCTCGCGCGCGACGGTGCGGTGCTCCGGTTCGAGGGGGACGCGGGCGAGGCAGTGGACGTGGTGCTCGACGCGCTGGACGCGGACGCCACGTTGCCGCGCGTGCGGCTCGGGGTGGCGGCGTGACTCGGGCGACCGCGGTGCTGGCGCTCGTGGTCTACGTCCACGCGCTCGCGGTGGACGAGCAGACGCGGCTGCGCGCCGCGGTGGCCAGTCTACGGCCCCCCGTCGCCCCGTAGCGGCGTCTGGGGGCCGGAGTCGGGGGGCAGGCTCGCGCCGTGCTCCCCGGCTCGCTTTGGGCGCAGGGCTCGCAACGGCTCGCGCTCTGCGGTAGGGTCGGCGCGGAGGCATTGAGCATGGCCAGTAGGCGTCGCGTTGCAGCAGAGTCAGAGCGTCAGGAACTCAAGGGCGGCACCGTCGTGGGGACGGTGGAGACGGTGGCACTCGACCGAGTGAAGCCGAACCCGTGGAACCCGAACCGGATGACGCCGCGGCAATTGGAGTCGCTGAAGCACGGGCTCAAGGAGGACGGGTGGCTCACGTCGCAGAGCATCCTCGTGTGGCGCACGGACGACACGGGGACGGCGAAGTACCTCATCATCGACGGTGAGCATCGTTGGCGCGCTGCAACGGCGCTCGGGTTCGTGGAGGGGCCGATGGTGTTCCTCGACGGCGTGACGGAGGCGCAGGCGAAGGCGCTGACCATCAAGCTCGACAACAAGCGCGGGAGCTTCGACCAGGAGATTCTGCGCGGGCTCTTGCGCGAGGTGCAGGAGCAGCTTGGGGACGAACCGGCGCTGGACCTTGGGTTCGAGGACGCTGCGTACCTCGCTCTCATCGCGGCACCGGGCAGCGACCTCGACGGCATCAGCAACCCACCGGGGCAATCCACGTTCGAGGGCGTCATCCCGACCATGACCACGCAGGTGAACATGGTTCAGATCTTCCTCACGAGCGACCAGAAGGCGCTGTGGGACGAGCGCGTGCGCACGCTCGCTGGACGCTTCGGAACGCGCAACGCGACGGACACGGTGATTGAGGCAATCCGACTTGCCGCAGAGGCGTCCACGGCAGCGGCATGAAGCCGCTCATCATCCAGCTTCGCACGCGCGTGCCGGAGGAACTGATCAAGGCGCGCGTCGGAGCGCGCGTGGTGGACGACGACATCGGCATCGAGCTACGCGGCGACTGCGACGTGTACGCAGCGTCGGGCGCGCTGGTGTGCAAGCTCCGCCGCGGGGCCATCGGCCAGGAGACGAGTGACCGTGCGTACCCGCACCTCGCGCATCTGGCGAGTCGCTACGGCTCGGTGAACCGCGGGCTCTACTCGGGGCTCCCGCGCGTGGCGAAGATCGGCAGCAAGGTCGGGATGACGGTGAACCCGGATGGCTCGCGCGCGACAATCAAGAGTTCCATTGGGGGGTACTTCGAGCCGCAAGGCGGGCGCTTCCCGTATTGCCGCACCACGATGTTCACATCAGCCGAGCCCGAGCGGTGGAACGAAGTGCTCCCGCTCATCCGAGAAGTCGGTGAGCACTTCGCGCGCGAGCTACCCGACCGCTGCAAGGTGCAGCGCGACTACGCGGAGAAGTGCTCGCCGTACTTCCGAATCGTCGGCACACCGTTCTCAACCATCACGGTGAACCAGAACATCGCGGGGACGATTCACCAGGACAAAGGCGACCTCAAGCAAGGGTTCGGCATCATCACGTGTCACCGCCGCGGGGCGTACACGGGAGGTCTGCTGACGTTCCCGCAGTACCGCATCGCGGTGGACCTGCGGGACCGCGACCTCATCTACTTTGACCCGCACGAGTGGCACGGCGTGACGGAGATGCAGAGCGCGGACCCGGACTACTCGCGCGTGACGGTCGTGTACTACTTCCGAGCGGGCATGACGAAGTGCGGCACGCCCGAAGAGGAAGTGGCGAAGGCGAAGCTGCGCGCCGCAGGGGCGAGTGTCGAGTGACGCTCCGCGACGACTTCTACGCGAGCGCGCGAGCGCAGATCGCATCGGGCGACATCGACCCGATGTACCCGGTGCTCCGGCGGTTCTACGAAGCGGAGCGGTGTGAGCGGGAGGTCGCGCTCTGGCGCACGCTGCTCTACGTCACGTGGTACCACGTGGGCTCCGCGTCGCTCGTGTGGCGTCGCATCCCCGAGCCGCGCCCGCTCACTGAGGGAGACGTGCGCGGGCTCTCCACTGGCACGGAGCGGCGGGGCTTCCGCGGCAACGTGATCGCGGCCACGCACGTCAACGCGCTGCTCGCGCTCGCGCAGAAGGCCGGGGGGCTCGCGCGCTTCGTGGACGGGCTCGTGGGCGACGGAGGCGAGACGGGTTGGGCACGCACGCGTGAGGCGTTGCAGGAGGTCGCGTGGCTCGGACCTTGGGCGAGCTACAAGTGGGCGGACCTTCTCAAGCACGTGCACGGCGCGCCCATCACGGCCAACGACATCGGCGTGGGCGGCAACAGCGAGACGGCTGGCCCCATCCCTGGGATGGTGCGGCTCACCGGAGAGAACTGGCGCGAGTGCGCCACGAACATCGGGTTGCAGAAGCGGCTGCTCGGGGAGGCGCGAGACGCGGGCGTTCCGTTCGACGGACTCGACCAGTTAGAGACGACGCTCTGCGACTTCAACAGTCTGTGCAAGGGCGGCTACTACATCGGTCACGACATCGACGCGCAGATGGACCACCTGAACGTCGCAACGGAACCGGGGCTGTGGGAGGCGCGCGCCACGTCGTTCGAGTCGCGCTACCTCGGTGAGCACCACGACTGGTTCGGCGTGCGCAAGAACCTACGGCCGGTGTACGCGAAGCATCAGAGGCTCGTCGTCCTGTGAGGGTGCATCTCGAAGGGATGGGCGTGCCTGGGTGCTTCCTCGCGTGGCACCTCGAACGCGCGGGAGTCGAGTGGACGTGGGACGACATCGACTCTCCGTTCAATGCGTGGAGCGCGTGCACGGGGGCCATCTACCCGAGCGGCGTGCCGTTCGACGTAGCCAATTACTCGCGTTGGCGCGCGTGGGTCGGGGGCTCTGCTCCGTGGCCAGCGTCGCTCACGCGCGAGTGCGTGGAGGAAGCTGGTTGGTGGTACTGCACGAAGGCGGCACCGCATGGCGGCAAGTACAAGACGGTCGCGACGGTGGGCGCGCTCAAGCGCGGTTCGGCAACGAGCCTGCACTACAACGCGCAGAAGTTCGTGCCAGCCACGCGCGAGGCGTTCGCGGAGCGGCGGCGCACATCGGCGGAGCCTGGTGCGCAGCGCGTCGTGACGCACGGCTTCGGGCGACGGAACCACCACGTGCTGTGGGGCTGGACGGTGCTCGTGAAGCTCGACATCGACCAGACGTTGCTCGCGCACGAGACGTGCGCGCGCCCGAGCCTCTACATGCGCAAGGGTCGGTTCGTGATGGCGTACGCCTACGCGGTGCCGGGGACGCCTTGGTGGTACTCGGGCTCGTCGCTCATCGTGCAGAAGGTTCCTAAGCAACTCGAAGTGCCGGAGAAGTTCGCGCGGTGGCGCATGAACTTCGAGGCGCTGGCGGGCGGGCTCGCGCGCGTGAGCGAGGTCGGGAGCGTCATCACGGGATGGCGACCCGCGGGAGCAGACGACAGTGCACCGCTCGTGTTGCGACTCGATGACGGCGCGCTGCACGTGCGTCCGTTTTGGAACAGCGGAGTGCGGCACTCGCCGGTACTCGTGGAGGCAGTGATGGACTCATTGGGTGTCGCGTGACGGTTCTGTTCGTGGTCGGTCCTCCGGGTGTCGGCAAGACGACGCTCGTGCGGCGCTTGCTCAACACCCCGAGCACGCTCATCGAGAGTCCTAAGTGGACGGTCGGTGAAGATGTTTGCGCGGCGGGGCACTACTCCGGCGGCACGTTCGATGGCGCGGACACGGTGCCGTACAACGGCGTGCAACTCGCGCTCGCGTATTGGGAGTCGTGTCTCACCGACCGCTCGCTCACGATCTTCGACGGCGACCGCTTCTCTCACGCGGGCACCATCGCGTGGTTCAACGCGCGCGGTGTTGAGCCGGTGTGCCTCGCGCTCACCGCACCCGACGACGCGCTGGCAGCGCGCCGCGCTGCTCGGGGCTCGAAGCAGAACCCCTCGTGGATGAAGGGGCGCGTCACCAAGGCGGCGCGCTTCGCAGACAGCTTCCCCACTCCACGAGTGCTCCGGCTGGACGCCGGGAACTCTACGGAATCACTGGAAGTTTCCCTGCGGGAATGGCTCGCCAGATAGTTCTTGTCGGTCGGGGCGGAATTGGTTTATGATGGGTTTCGGGTCGAGTTTGACCCCAACGAAAGGCCCCCCCAATGTCCTACGAAACCGCTCCCGCCACGCTGATGCTCGCGACCCGTTGTGCCTGCTGCTCGCGTCCCCTCTGCGACGCCATCAGCGTCGAGACTGGCGTTGGCCCCGAGTGCCGTCGCAAGCACGGGTTCAACGACGCGCAGGGTGAGCCGGACTGGTGCGCGGCGCTGGTCCTGCTGGACGGGCACGTGAGCACCGCCGACATGCACGCAGCCGCGATGGCGGGTGAGGGCGAGTACGACGCGCGAGCGGTGGCCAACCTGCTCGTGCACCGCATCGCCTGCCGGTCCTCCGCTCGGGTGGACGGCGCGGTGCTCGCGATGACTGCGGCCATCGGGGCGCTCGGGTTCGTCACCCTGGCGAACAAGATCGTGGAGCACGGCGCGGGCAAGGTCGAGGTTCACGCGGTGGGCGACCGCCTCGCGGTGACGACCCCGTACAATCAGGCGTTCGTCGCCGCGCTCAAGGCGGCGCGGGTCGGCGCGCGGTGGGACGGGGCGAGCAAGGTCTGGACGGTGCCCACGGACCCGAGCGCGCGCAAGGCGCTCTGGGGCGCGCTCCGCGGGAGCTTCGCGGGCGCGCTGCTCGTCACGGACGCGGGGACGACGACGGTGCCCGCTGCGGCGTGAGCCGCCTCCGCTGCGCGCCGATGGGGCGCTTGCCGGTTCGACTCCGGCGCAGCGGACCAGGGGAGAAGGTTCCCCGAGAAAGCAGGATGACAGCATGGCCAAGGTTTTCGTTTACGGGACGCTGCGAGCGGGAGGCGCGCTGCACGCGCACATGAAGGGCGCGGACCTCGTGTGCTCGGCGGGAGGCGTGCGCGGGTTCGCGATGTTCGACCTCGGGTTCTACCCGGCGGTGGAGCACATGCAGACGCCGCACGCGGTGGTCGTGGGCGAGGTGTACGAGGTGGACGCGGCGCACCTTGCGCGCCTCGACTGGGTGGAGGGCGTGCCGAGCCTCTACTACCGGACGCTCACGGACGTGGTGGTGGGCGGAGGCAGCGACGGTGAGGACACGGTGGAGGCGTTCATCTACGTGATGCGCGAGGGGCAGGCGCGCGGGGAGCGCGTGCGCGGCGGGGACTGGATGGCGCACACGGCGGGGCGGGTGGCGCTGTGAGCAGCGAGGGCAAGGCGGCGCGGCGACTGGTCGCGCGCGGCCCCGCGCCGCTGGCGCGCTCGCTGGTGTTCAGCTTCGGCTCGAACCTCCACGAGCCGCAGCTTCGGGAGCGGTGCCCCGACGCGATGCAGGTCGGTCCCGCGACGCTGCACGGGTTCCGCCTGGCGTTCGTCGGGCACTCCGCGCGATGGGGCGGGGCGGTGGCGACGGTGCGCCCGACCGCGAAGGCGGAGACGCCGGGGGAACTCGTGCTGCTCACGGACGCGGACCTCGCGCGCCTCGATGGCTTCGAGGGAGCGCCCACGGTCTACAAGCGGACGCGGGTGCAGGTGCGCACGCACACGGCGTCGGGTGCGCGGCGCGAGGTGAGCGCGTGGACGTACGTGCGGGACGGTGAGGAAGCGGACCCGAGCCCCACCTACGTCTCGCGCATCGCGTGCGGGTACGGGCGTCTCGGCTACGACGACGCGCCCATCGTGCGAGCGATCCACGCCGCGAGCAAGGCGCGGGCGCGGCGGTGGGAGGCGTTCAACGCGCAGGTGGAGCCCGCGACGCCGCGAGCCTCCGTGGGCGTCGTGCGCCGCAAGCGGGAGCGCATGAGCGACCACTTCGGGGATCTGTTCCCCAACGACGACCGGCGCAGCAACCCCGATGAGCACGACGCGGACGTGCTCGCGGACCTCTCCGACGTGCCCCCGTCCTGGTATCGCGGGAGGGCGTCGTGAAGCGCCGGGTGGAGATCCTGCTCACCGTGCCGGACGACGGCGCGGTGGAGCGGGTGCGCGCGCTCGCGGCGAAGCATGGGTGGGCGGTGGTGCAGGTGCACCGGGGGGAGAGCCAGCCGGGGGCGCGACCGATGGCGGAGCTTGCACCGGAGGCGGTGAGCAGGATCGTGGCGCTGCACGAGGCGGGGGGGCTCACGTACCAGGGCATCGCGGACGTGCTGAACGTGGCGGGCGTGCGGGGGGCCAAGGGCGGGCGGTGGTGGCCCAAGACCGTTGCCGCGGCGCTCCGGCAGGCGCGGGCGGCGGGGTTCCCGCAAGGGGCGGGGCGCAAGCCCGCCTAGCTGCCCCCCTGGCGCGCTTTGCCCCGCCGGGGGGGGGGCCAGCCCCTCCCGCCCCCTTGCGGCGCGCCGGGGGTTCCCTGGCGCGCCAGCGGGGGCTATCCTCCGCCGATGAGCGCGGCAGAGGACATCGACCTCGCGCACGCCGCGGTGCTCTGGCAGGCGGAGCAGGCGCGCGGGGACTCGAAGAAGTTTTTCGAGTTCGTCATGCGACGCGAGCATGACGGTGCGGTGGTGGATTGCGCGCCGCACCAGCGTGTGCTTCTCGACTTCGTGGAGGCGCACCCGATGTGCGTCATCAGGATGCCGGTCGGGACGAGCAAGACGTTCTGCATGGCGGCGATCACGTTGCACCTACTCGGGCGTGACCTTTCGTCTCGCGGTGCCATCGTGAGTGCGACGCAGGGGCAGGCGATGAAGCCGCTCTCGCTGGTGCGCGACACGATTGAATCGAGCGACGCGCTGCGCATGGTGTTCCCGGCGCTGCGGCGGAGCAGGCGCAAGACGGACTCGTGGACCATCAGCGAGATCACGGTGGACCGCCCGCCAGGTATCCGCGACCCGTCGCTCATCGCGGTGGGCATCGACGGCGCGCTTTCCGGTGCGCGCCTCTCGTGGGTGGTGGTGGACGACATCCTCGACCGCGAGAACACGGCGACGCCTGCGGGGCTACAGAAGGTGCACGAGTGGTTCGACAGCACGGTGCTCTCGCGCATCGACCCGGAGGGCGGGCGGTGCGTGGTGACGAACACGCCGTGGACTCCAGAGGACTTGACGTACCGCCTGGAGGCTGCGGGGTGGCCGACGCTGACGATGGACGTGGCGGGCAACCTGCGCATCACGAACGCGCCGGACTTCGACACCGACGACATCATGCCGAGCGCGCGCGAGGGGGAAGTGTACCGGCTGGCGGCACACGCGGAGCCGCTTAACGCGCGCGGGGAGGTGATGGAAGAAACGGTGCCGCTCTGGTCAGAGCGATACTCGTGGGAGCAGATCGAGGCGTTGCGCGGCAAGCATCTCCCGCACCGCTTCAATCAACTCTACCTCTGCATCTGTCGCGCTGACGACACGGCGCGGTGCAAGGCGGACTGGATCGACCGCTGCAAGGCGCAGGGGCGCGGCACCACGTTGCAGGGCGAGTACCTTGGGGGCAACACGACGTTCACCGGAGTGGACCTCGCGGTGGGCAAGGGGGCGAGCTACGACGCGACGGCGTTCTTCACGTTCGAGCATCTGCCGGACGGCAAGCGGAAGATCATCGACGTGGAGTTTGGGCAGTGGGACGCGCCCACCATCGTCGCCAAGCTCATCGACAAGGCGCAGCGGTACAAGAGCATCGTGCGAGTGGAGAACAACGCGGCGCAGGACTACATCAGGCAGTTCGCTCGCGCGCAGAACGCGAGCATCCCGATCCGCGCGCACGCGACGGGGCGCGGCAAGGCTCACCCGGAGTACGGGGTGGAGGGGCTGTTCATCGAGCTACAGAACGCGGCGTGGATCATCCCGTGCGACATCCACGGGCGGTGCCATCCCGCGGTGCAGCAGTGGGTGAACGACTGCCTCTACTACCAGCCGGACGCGCACACGGGCGACGTGCTGATGGCGGCGTACCTCGCGCGGGAGCAGGCGCGGGAGTTCGGCATGATGAGCGGCGTGACGACCATCGGCGCGGTGAACCACGCGGCGGGGCTGGCCACGTCGTTGCTGACACGGTAGGCTGCGCGCGGAGGTGCCCGATGAACTCAGTTGTGATTTTCGACCCCCACGGCGTCGAACCCGAAGGGGAGATCCTGACCGCGCAACGTCTCGCGGTCGCGCGCTCACACGGCGTGGTCGCGCTCCCGGTAGACGTGGACATGATGCGCGCCACGGCGCTCGGTGGGTACGCGAAGCGTTCGTATGGCAAGGGCTGGCGCTTCGACGCGCTCCGCGCGGGACGCGGGTGCCCGCTGGTGCTCTACGCCGCGGCGGCGCACCCGACGCTCCACTGGGCGGTGCGCCTAGTCGCCGATGGACCCGAGCGGCATGGGCAGCTTCGTGTCGCGGTGGACACCGGGCAACTCGGCGTGAACGCATCGGGGTTGAGCCCGGTGACGCCCCCGATCTTGCCAGCTGACCTCGGCGAACCCGATGCGGGCGGAGGGTGGACGTGCATCGGGCACGGCACGCTCTCGCTCCGCGACGACTCACTGGCGGGCTTCATGCTGTACGGCACGCTCACCGGGGTTCGAGTCGCGTGGTGGGCCGTCTCGCAGGGGAGCGCGGAGCAGTGACGCAGAAGCAGATGTTCGCGGAGTGCGTCGCGCTCGCGCCAGACTTCCGGCTCGGGCTCGCGTTCGTGGTGCTCGGGCGCTCCCTCGTCTGGTACGGAACGCCCCGCGCAACGGGCGTGGCCTTGACGGCTGGCGTGCAATTCCCGGCAGACAACCCCGCGGAGCCGCTGCTCGACTTCCTGCTTCAGCAGGCACTCGTCACGCTGACTCAAGCGGTGTAGGCTGACGGCGCGATGCGCAACCTCATCGATTCGCTCGTCCACAACGTACTCATCCACCCGTTGCTGTTCGTGCGCGACGTGGCGGAGCGGGCGGGCTTCATCGGCGTCGCGTTGCTGCTCTCGCGAGTACACGACGAGCACTGGGCGTGGGGGGAGTCAGAACACGAGTTATCACCGCCACCGCAGTACCCGTGGACGCCGGAGGCGGAGGCGATGGTGTACCGGGGGCGACCGGAGATGCCCCCGCCCGCAGACGCCGCGCCGCTGACGGGTAGCGTGGCCGACCGGATGCAGCGCGCGAGGGGTGCGCACTGATGGTCGCGCAGGTCATCCGGCTGACGGACAGGAGCATCGCGCTCGCGTCCAGCTTCGGCGTGGACGAGACGACGCTTGGCCCCCCGTTCCGCTCGAACGCGCTGCTCACGTCGGAGCGATACCGGCTGCTCGACCGGCGCAGTTCCTACTACTCGTGCACGCACCACGACTGGAAGCAGTACGACTTCGACGCGCGCTCCATCCCGGTCGGCAACCCGCTGCTCGGTCAGCCGCTCATGGCGAGCGAGCCCGCGAACTGGTACGTGCCGCTCCGCTGGCGACGCCCGAGCGCACCGTACCGTCTCGCGCGCGTGATCGTCGATTCGTTCACGAACCTCATCCTCGGCTACCAGCGGTGGCCAACGATCCGGTGCGCGGAGGACTCGGAGACCGAAGCGTTTGTGCGCGCGCTCGTGGACGCGACGCGGCTGCGCACGGTGCTCATTCGAGCGCGCTCCATCTGCGGGAGCGCGGGCACGGTGGGCATCTCGTGGGGCATCACGCGCGGGACGCCTCGCGTGCAGGTGCATCACCCGCGGACGCTGTACGTGCATCGGTGGGCGGACCGTGAGCGATTGATTCCCGCGCACGTCACGGAGATTTACAAGTTCCCTCGCGACGAGTGGGACGTCGAGAAGAAGCTGTTTCTGCGGAACTGGTACTGGTTCCGACGCGACTGGACGGAGACGAGTGACGTGGCGTTCCACGAGGTGCGCGCGGACCTTGCGGCGGAACCGTCGTGGGTCGTTGACGAGGAACTCAGCTACAAGCACGACGACGGTTTCGCGCACTTCGTGTGGTGGCCGAACCTCCCGAGCGACACGGACGACATCGACGGCGTGCCGGACTACGAGGGGCTGTACGAGAACTTCGAGGCGCTGGACTTGCTGAACAGCACGCTGGTTCGCGGCACTACGCTGAACCTCGACCCGACGCTCATCCTCAAGCTCGACCCGGAGATCGTGGCGCGCACGGGCGTGAAGAAGGGCAGCGACAACTCGCTGGTGGTCGGGCAGAGCGGCGACGCGCACTACATGGAGCTTCAAGGCACGAGCGTGCAGGTGGGCACGTCGTTGTTCACGAAGATGCGCGAGGCGGCGCTGGAGGTCGCGCAGTGCGTGGTGCCGGACCCGAATCAGATCGGAGCCGCGGGCACGTCGTCCGTCGCGCTCAAGGTCATCTACGCGCCGATGCTCGGGAAGGCGGACGTGCTGCGCGGGCAGGCGGAGCAGGCGCTCCACGACCTGCTCATGCAGATGGTGACGAGCGCGCGCAAGGCGATGGACGCGGTGCCGCTCGTGGTGGTGAAGGAGGACGGCAGCGAGGAAGAATCGGTGCCGTCCCTGAACCTTCCGCCGCGCATCGTGACGGAGGACGTGCTGGACCCGGACACGGGGGAGCCCACGGGGGAGCGGCGCGAGACGGTGGTGGAACTCAAGCCGGGGCGCGGCGAGACGCTGCGCTTCGATTGGGGCGACTACTTCCTACCCACGGCGCAGGACCAGCAACAGACGGCGGCGACGCTCACGCAGCTTGTCGCGGGCACGCTGCTCTCGCAGGAGAGCGGCGCGGACCTGGCGAGCCGCATCGTGCGCATCGACCCGCGCGCGGACTGGGATCGCATCGCCTCGGAGAAGAAGGCGAAGGACGCGGCGCAGGCTGCGATGATGGGCGGCGACATGGGTGGCGCGGTGGACGCGATGGGCGAGCTACCGCCGGGCGCGTCGGAAGGCGAGGCACCTGCGGAGGGCGAGGCGGTACCGGCTGCGGCGGCACCGGAGCAGACGACCCCCGCGGTGGGCGACAGCATCGGGAACTTCACGCTCGGCGTGTCGGACCTGGCGAGCATCGTCACGGTCAACGAAGGGCGCGCTACCAGCGGGCTTGGTGCGCTGCTCACCCCGGCTGGCCAGATCGACCCGGACGGCTACCTGACCATCGCGGAGTTCGGCGCGAAGCGGAAGGCGGACGCGGATGCGCGCGCGAAGATCGCGGTGGACGACGCGAAGGCGGGCAACGAAGCGGCGGCGGCGGGACCGGATGCGGCTGGCGCACCGCCCGTGAATCAGTACGGGACGCCCGATGGCCAACCGCCTTTCACCGGCTGATGTACTGCGGCTGAACCGGCAGCAAGCGCGGGCGCTCGCGGAGCGGGTGGGGACGGCTCCGATCCGCGCGCTGCTCACCGACGCGCACAACGACCTCCGCAAGCGCCTCGACGCCGCTACCCGAGGCTTCGACCCGGCGACGCCCACGGGGCTGCGGGAGATGCGGGTGACGCTGGCGCAGGTGGAGGACGTGACGCGCTCGCTGGCGAAGGACTTGGGGACGACGACGGCGCGCGCGGCGAAGCAGGTGGCGGAGGTGAGCGTGAGTGGGATGACGCGCTACCTGAGCGACGCGCAGAGGGCGTACGGGAGCAAGGCGCGCCCGCTGGCGCTGCGCGAGGGCGCGATGCTGCGGCGGGCGGTGCAGGGGGCGGAGAGCACGGTGCTGCGGCGGCTGGCGACGACGGAGAAGGCGCGGGAGGCGGAGCAGGAGGACGGCGGGGAGGCACCCGACACCGCGCCGCGCATCTCGCTGGACCGAGAGACGAGCGTGCTGTCCCGGTACTCCGTCGCCACCATTGGGGAGTTCGAGACGCAGCTATCGACGGCGGTGGCGGTGGGCAAGCCGTGGCTCGCCACGCGGGAGGCGCTGATTCAGCAGAGCCCGTTCTTGCAGGGCGCTCCGGTGTCGTGGGCGGAGCGCATCGCGCGGACGGAGACGATGGGGGCGTACAACCGGGCGGGGTGGGAGGGCATCCGAGCGGCGGACGATGACCTCGGAGACATGGTGAAGATTCTGTGCGCGAGCTTCGACGCGCGGACGGGGTGGGATTCGTACCAGGTGCACGGGCAGATCCGGTTGCCGGACGAGGCGTTCGAGTGGGCGGGCGGGCTGTACCAGCACCCGCCGAACCGACCGAACGACCGCGAGGTGGTGGTGCCGCACCGGAAGTCGTGGGCCATCCCGCCCGAGCTTGCGTGGCGCGGGGACGGGGAGGTGATGGCGGCGTGGCTGCGGGACCGGAGGAAGGGCGCACCGCCTGCTCGCCCCGACATGACCACGGTGCCACTCGACCAGTTCGGCAAGGGCTGATAGCATCCCGCCCATGTCTCGACCGGCAGAGAGTGTAGACGCCCCGCGAACGTCGCTCCATCTCGTCCAGAGCGAGTTCCGCGAACTCAAGCGCCCGACGACCGGAGTGCTACGCGGCGAAGGTCGCGCGGTCGCGGTCGCCAAGTTCCGCGAGCTAGCGCGGCGCATCGAGTCGGGGGAACTCGACGGTGCGCGGGTGCAGTGGCGTCAGGTCACTGAGGGGAACCCGGATGGGATCGAAGTCGTCGAACTCACCGACACCACCGTCCAGCTGATCGCGTACAGCATCGAGGCTTGAACCATGGCGCTCAATCCGAAAACTAGCATCGCGTCTCGCAACCTCGCACTCAACGCCGCGTTCGACATTCTGAACTCGGGACACCTGCTCATCTACGACGGGACGCAACCGACCGACGCGGACACGGCGCTCGGCGCGCAGGTGCTTCTGGCCGATCTGACCCTGAACGTGACGGCGTTCGCGGCGGCAGCGGCAGCGAGCAAGGCAGCCAACGCGATCACGACCGACTCCAGTGCGAACAACACGGGAACAGCCTCGTGGGGTACGCTGGTCGTCACGACGCGTGCCACCACGGGTACGCTTGATTTCTCGGTGGGCACGTCCGGCGCGAACATGAACCTGAACTCGGTCGCGATCTCGTCCGGCGCTGCCGTGTCGTGCACGGCTGCAACCATCACGCAGGCGGCATGACCATGAACGTCTACATCATCAGGCACCAGGCGGCCGGGTACATCCCCGAGTACATCTTCGCCGAGACTCCGAGTCAGCAGCAGATGGCGGCGGTCTACGCCATGTGCGATCAGCGGTACGGGCTCACGCATCCGAAGACGCAGGAGCGGTACTGGATTCGATGGGTCGCGATTCCGCTGCAAGATGCGAGCGACCTCCCGATGCCGGGCGACCAGGACACGGCGAACTTCGGCGGGAACGCCGTGGGCGCTGCCGTGCCTGGGCCGGTGATGAGCGCAACCGGCACCGTCACGAACCCGGAGTGATCTGACTCATGGCCATCGACGACAGCATCGCGGTCCAGGGGCAGGGCACGACCACGCCTGGCGCGCTGTCACTGATCAAGACTCTGGCGATCCCGGTCAAGACAGCATCGGGTCAAACCGTTGAGGTCCAGGGCGTGATCTTGGTCGATGAGTACGGTGGTGTCTCGTACCCGATGGGCGAGACGACCGGAATCAAGATTCTGGAGACACTGATCATTCTGAACAACAACATCGCCCTGCTGGGCGGCGGCATCGTGATCAAGACAGGAATGTAAGCACATGAGCAATCAACGAGTTCTCACCAGGCATCAGGTCTCCCGCGTCAAGCCGACGCTCACCCCGCAGAACACGGATGTCGATTCGCGTTGCATGGGTGACGGTGCAGCTTTCGTGCAGAATCTCATGTCGACCAAGCATTCGCTGGTCGATGAGGGGTCGTACTTCGTCACGACCAACCCGATCCCACAGACCGTCCTCGCATACGGATCTGCCGGTACGCAGGCGGC